CGCGTCTAGCAACATCACCTAAAGCGCCACCGAATGGGCAAGGACTAGATGCCATTTCCATTGCTTCCCATATAGCTTCATCTTGACACATCAAACTTACCGCACTTACCTTTAATCCTAGATTAGATAAAGTTTCGGCTTTAACCACTCTTGCGCAGTTTTCATCTTCTACTGTAAATCCACCGCTAATAGAAACAACACCTGTGTTAGCTCCGCCACTTACACCTGTTTTACAAATCTTTGGATTCATAGTAGAAATAGAAGGGGCCATAGCTGAAGGAACTGGCATGCCTTTCATATTCGTAGTGATATTAGTATCTGCCGCAAAAGCGTAATCAGTTAAAACTGCTAATAAACCACCAACTATTAATGCTGATACAAATAATACAAATTTATTCATTAAAATTCCTTTACATCAAGTCCAATATAAACATCGCATACTCTTTTTGCTAATTTATTAAATCTTTCATCATGCTGATCATAATCTTCATACCCATTATGAAATAAGTAAACATGGCAACACTCATGCAACATAGTTACAAATATCTTATCCCAAGTATCACACATCTTATCTATTTCAATGCGCATAGGATGAGTATGAAAATATCCCATGACTTCATTTGTATTTATTACAGAAAATGTTATGCGATAAGCTTGGGGCATTCCTCGCATTTCATTAAACGGCGGTAATGATGATAATGCTTTATATATTTTGCGGAGATTTTGTTTCGTTAATAATTTTTCCATAGTCCGCGTCTGTATAAGTAATTAGTCCGTTATCTGAATAATATAAATATTTGCCTTCATTTTCATCTTGTGTTTTTAGGCTATGATGCGCTGGACATAAGCTTTGAAATAGATTTATTTTAAACTTATTATCATCTTGTCTGTGTGGAAATACATGGTCTATATGAACTGCTTGAACTACTCGGCCTTCAATTAAACAAGCCGCGCATAATGGCTTTTTGCTTAACTGTTGTTGCCTTTGTTTCTTCCAAAAGGCAGTAGCATATAATTTACTATTCTCTTTACCTTTGTCTGTTACACCGCCACCATGATCATTGCAAAAGGTAGATCGGTTAGTTTTTTGATTCTTGCAACCTAATTCCCGACACTTGGTGTTAAGAGGTGCAATTGGCATAATCTAATTTTATCATATTTGACCTTCTAAAACTGTTAAAGTTTGTCGTAAAAGTTCTGATTCTGATCCATACTTTGCTTCAAAAGTTTTTTGACCTGCATGGAGCGCAACACCAAACCCACCATTTTGATGATGCATAGGACATAAAGGGATAGCCATACTCCAATGGCTACGCATAGCCAATCCAACCCCATGCCGTATGTGGTGAATATGTGGAGCTGAATAACCAAACCCAAGATTGCGACAAACAATGCACCCAATTTGAGATAACTTTTCATAGTGTCTTTTTTCATCCTTATTCAATCGACCATCCTAAATTTGAGAAATAGACCTCAATGCTTTGAATATAACTTGTAAATTCCTCGATTGTAAGATCAGTCGTTGAGCGAACATAAGGCACTTGAACTCCATTAATAGTTTTCTGTTCAGATAAGAAAAGATGCCCACACAAAAGATGCACTTCCATAGGTAAGTAACCTGTGAAGTTACTAATGCTTTTATATAACCTGCCCCACAAAAACTTATTTGCTTCAATTGATCTTTTATTGCCATCAACCTTTTCTTTGATCGTAACTTGAGGTGTCTTTCCTTCTTTGATTAATTCTTCCAAATAAATCTGAAGTTGCGGAAGGTTTTGCTGACTGACTATCCATTCTCTGTGCTTCATCTTTTAATTCCTGTGCGTTATCGTGTATTTTAATCATTTTGTGGCCATCCCATAATACAAATCTATTTGCGCCATCCGCAAGAGTGTATCGAGAAATATAAAAATTATTGCGCTCAATGCAATATTTACTGACCTTGCTCCATTTATTTTGCATTTTTAAGTCCTTTAAATATATGTTTAATTACATCTACAGTCCATCCATTGCCTAACATTTTGTATCTTTGTGAATCAGAAACGCCTTGAGTATAATTATCAGGAACAGTTTGAAGTCTTTCGCATTCTAAAGGTGTTAATCTTCTTATAAAATTATTAGTTAATATTCCATGTTTGTCTTGAGCAGTTAAAGTATAAAATTTACTAGTTGGCGGCTTAAATCTTCTGCCATTTTGTCTTTTTTCTAATCTATCAGGAGTTAAACAAGGTAAAGCATATAACCCTGTTTTAGCTCCCAATCCACCCGCCAAACTATTAAGCGTTACACTTTTGCCATGAATATTATAAATTCTACTAGAATGAGAATCGCTACCTATATAAGCTACTTTTCTTTTTTTTACTTCATTTTCAATAATAATTACTGATCTTTTTGGATCAATAACATATTTATTATCAACTTCATCTTCCAATATATCTTCTAATATTTCGTTACTACTCATCTTATTAAATTCAAAAGGTATATTTGTCCAATAATATCTAATTCTATCTTGAGCTGAAAAATCTCCACTATTAATCATAATAGGCTTTACACCTAAATAATTTGTAATAACATCTTGGTATTCTTTTTTCATTCTTACATTTTCAAGTAAGAAATATTTTGGATTAGTTTCTTTAAGCAATCTAACAAACTCAAAAAACAATGCACTTCTTGGATCATTAAAGTTTAATTGCTTTCCTGCAAAACTAAATCCTTGACATGGTGAACCACCAATAAGCAAATCTATTTTTGGCAATTCATTTCCGTTTACTTTTGTTACATCACCAATATGTTTAATGTTGGGAAAATTCTTTTGAGCTATTTTCATAGCATCTTTGTCTATTTCAGATGCAAAATAATTATCTATTTTAAATCCTAATTGTGTTAATGCTATCTGTCCACATGACATCCCATCAAATAATGATAATATATTCATTTTGTATTCACCGCTTCTTTAGCAAACTGAAGCGATATAGCTGGATAATTTTTTGGGTTAGCAATAATGCGATGCGCCCAAGCCCTCATATCTTTTAACTTCTTATCTTCACTCTTAATGTCCTGGACAAATTTATTTACATTTGCCGCATATACCGCATTTTCCTCTTTAGATAGTTTTGGTGCTTCTAGCCTGGCAAATTCAATTGGCTTTTCCCTGCATAATTGCAATATGTCAAAAATACTGGGAAAGAATTTACTGTTATCAATATGCTTATCAAAAGCTTTAGTGACTATACTAAATTCAAACCTTTCAAGCTTATGAAACCAAACTCGGATTGTATCTAAATCTAATGGTTGTTTTTGATAGAGCGTTGTTACTGTGTCCATCATTTGTTTAAAGCCTATCTTGTCGTCATTATTCATAATTACCTACTACATGAAAATTAAAATTAGCTTCAACAAATTGTGGTTTTGATCCATATTTATAAGCGGCATCACAAACTATCTTGTCAAATTTATTCATCTTATTAGGCTTTATGCCTTTAAGTTTATAATAACGCTCTAATACTTCAGTAGCTACATGCCAGCCTATAGGTCTATAGCCTAACATCATTCCACTTTTAACATTATTAATACTACCCTTTTCTCTAATCCAATAATACAAAGGGATTTGTGTATTTCTAACTCTATCTTCTCTTATCATATCTTATCCTTTTTATTTAGCCATCATATACAAACCAACATTGCCTAGCGCGTAACCAAAATAACAAACACTCATTCCATTATTACCAAGATAAAACTGTTCAATGCTGATATATGAATAGATAAGCCCTGTGATAATAATTAATATATGGCTCAAAATAATGGCTCGTCTGTTATTAAATCAAATACATTTTCTTTTGGCGGAGCTGGTAATTTTTCAATTCTATGATTACTTCTGTGCAATATATAGCATTCAGCTTCATGCTTTGTTCTAAATCTGCGAATTGGCTCACCTAGATCATCAAAGACTTGATAGCGAAATAAGACTTCCATTGTGTAACTCATCTGATAAATGCTAATTCTAACACTAAAGACATTCCAAGCATTAGGCCAATAAATCCGCCAATTAATAATATTATGATTGCAAATTCTAAAATTTTAACCATTAAATTCTTCCCATAAAAAATATAAGACGAGTGCAACGACCAAAAATAAAACCGCCCACAAAAGAAAAGCTACAATTTTAAAGACCAACCACAAATTTGCTAGAATCATATTTTTTCTCAACTCCATCAATTTTTTTAGAATTTATAACCCCTAACTCTGATATAACTAAATTATGCTTCTTGCCTTTAATATCTGACATCCATTGTAAACTGTCAGGCGGAAAAAATGAAATCATCTTCCAAACAAGTTGCCCGTCTTTTGAAAATTCTTCTATTAACCATGCTTTAGCTTCCATCTTCCACCTCTAATTTTATTTTTCCCATATATACAAAATTAGGATTAATAAATTTATTAGGCATTAATTTAATTTCATCTTCATACCAATATACATATAAATATTCTGCTTCTTTTATTAAATCATCCATGTCTTATCCTTTAAGTTTTTCTAAAATTAGTCTTGCATTTCTAACACAAGGTATCTCATCAAATCTTGGATCGCCTTGAGTTAATCCTTGAACCATCCAATCTAAAGCTTCTACAAGCTCATTGACATCTCTAGCCAATTCTTTTCTATACTCAAGATCAGTTTGAGTTTGTCTGTGAACTTTTAAAAGCCATTCTTTGGTATCGGGTTCTTTATTCTTCATCTTGATTAATCATTCTTACATTTTTAAGTTTACGGGTATTGCCATCAAATACAAATTCTACATTACATCGACTAGCGCGTCTTTTATTTGTGGCCGCACAAAGCCCAACTTTGTCATACATTCTTAAAAATACAGCATAAGGGGCTACTATATCTTCTATTGGTGCTGGTCTAGTTTTAGCTATCTCTTGAACATCGACTGATCCTTGTAACTGTTTCACCCAAAGCTCAAGAGAAGCCATTGTATTATCTGTTGTCATTTCTTATCCTTTTCTTATCTAATAAAATATATGATTTGCTATAGCTATCTTAACTTCCTTTTGTCTTGCCCAAAAAGGTTTTGCCATTTGTTTTGTATGAAACCATTTAGCACCCCTTGTTGGATCATCTATCCTTTTTTCTAAAATCGCTTTTGCAAGCGGTTGTAAATATGCTATCTGTGTTTGACTTGGCATGCCGTAATCAAGAAACTGATATTGAGCTGGTTGCTTCATTACTTCACAAATAGTTTTCGGATAATTTGGATCAGCTTTTCGGTTAATCGCAGTATAAGCGACTGCAACTTTACCCATATCAGGTTCACCCCTAGCTTCACCAAACATAATTGCTGATAGACATAAGATTTCATTAATCATCTTTCTTCCTAAAATGTTACTGATACAGACTTTTCATCTTCCCAAGAATGGGAGCGTATCCATGTAGCGGGATACGGAATGAATTGTCCACCCTGCTTAAACCATTCAGGCGATTGTTTCTGCCATTCAAGGGCTTTAAGCACATCTTCTATATTAGGTCTTGTCGTATTCCAAGCCTTTCTAGCATCCTCTTTTTTCTTCTTTTTAGGAAAGCATTCCCAAAAAACATCAAAGTCTTTAGATATATATGTATTTATAGGTTGTTTAGTTATTAAGTTATTAAGTTCTTTAGTTAGTGAGTTAGCATTGGGTTGGCAATGGGTAGGCATTGGGTTGGCATTGGGTTGGCATAGGGTTGGCATAGAACCCTTATCCCATCGCTTCTTTGCTGACTTTGTGGCTACTTCTAATCGGTCTTTATACAGTTCAATTTCAGTTTTAGACCTTCCTTGAACATAACCATCTTCAGTTTTAGTCCAAAAATCATTAAGGACATTCTTAATAGCATTCTTCTCATCTTCGCTCCTTGCGTTAAATAATCTAAATAATTTATCTTCTTCTAAAGGGAGCGGTGTTTCATCGAGATAAAATTGATCTAGTAATTGTCGGTAACATCCATGCTCCAGCAATGTTAAGTGTGTTGTATCTTTGCGGTAATCCGCGATGTTATGTTGATAATAATGCAATTAGTTTCACCTTTCTTTTATCTTGTCTTTTTTATTATTAAACGAATTCTATGATTCGTGCAAGTATTTTTGTATTATTTTTTGCCCTTCCTCAAATCCATAGGCCACTTCCGCACCATAACCCATTGATTCTGCTAAATTTAAGAAGTCTATTTGATTTTGTTGTAATTTTGCACTTTTATCCTTTTTCATCTCTATAAATAGGCCATGAAGGCCATTTGCGGGGATCATAAGAAACAAATCGGACACACCTGCCGTTACTCCTTCAGCTTTTAATTTTAAGGCCGTTCCGATATGCCTAGCGCCCCCATTTGGGATAGCCCATAGACATTTGGCCATTAATGGGTATTGAAGCCGAAACCATTTAATTAGCAAAGTCTGTGCCAGGTGTTCGTTATTCTTCATAAAAAAATTTGACACAAATATTGAAAAGAGTATATTAGCACTTGTAACAACTTAAAAGGAAACGATATGAAACTACTAACCGCACTATTAATAGCACTACCAATCGCTTCATTCGCAGGCGAATCACCAAAGCTTCGTTATAATTGGGTTGAAAACAAATATAACTATGCACCTAAAGAAGCCAAGCTTAAATACAATTGGACTGCTGACAAATATGAATTTGTTATGCCTGGCTCTAAACTTAAACTTAATACTCAAAGCAATAACTACGAGTATGTTCAAACACAAATTGATCCGTATCAATCAGAAATAGGGGAAGAATAATGAAAAAAGATTTAATTATAGGATGTATTTTTGCAACTG